TAAGAACGTGCGTAGCGATCTGATGAATACCATTGCTGGTGAAACACTTGCAAACATCAAGTCTGTTTATTCTGAAACTGAGGCTTTTTATCTTCTTGTGCTGCCGTTTGTCAAAGAGGTATATTGCTTTGATACTCGCGGCCAGTTGCAAGATGGAGCTTTCAGGATAACGACATGGGATTCAATAGACCCATCGGCGCTATTGTCGAGGCGCAATGGTGATCTGTTTCTTGGCAAGACTGGTTATGTTGCAAAATATACCGGCGCAAAAGACGACACGGTGTCATATCGCTTTCAGTATTACACCAACCATGCTGACTTAGGTAATGCTAATGTAACCTCTCTACTCAAACGGCTGAAGGTGGTTGTGATTGGTGGCACCAATCAATTTTTAACAATGAAATGGGCGTTCGATTTCACAACAAACTATCTGTCAGCCAACGCTCAAATACCAACGCAGAAAGTTAGCCAATACAACATTGCTGAATACGGTGCAAATGCTACAGTAGTATCAGAATACGCAAACGGCGTGGCATTGCAGACTTTAAGTGTGTCTGCTAGTGGAAGCGGTAAAATCGTGCAGACTGGTTATGAGGCAGATATAAACGGGTCTGCGTTATCCATTCAGCGAATTGAGATTCAATCGAAGGACGGGAAAACAGTATGAGCAATTATGTACAGAGCACCAACTTTGCCACTAAAGACGCGCTAACCTCTGGCGACCCGCTGAAGATTGTTAAGGGTACAGAGATCAACACCGAGTTTGTGAATATTGCAGTGGCCGTGGCGACCAAGGCTGACTTGGCATCGCCTACGTTTACGGGAACTCCAACGCTGCCAACTGGAACTATTGGGACTACGCAATCATTTGGTAACAGCACCACAGCCCTTGCTACGACTGCATTTGTGCAGGCGGCAATGGCGGCTCTGCATCCTGTTGGTTCAATCTACATCAACGCGACCAATGCGACCAACCCCGGCACGCTCTTAGGCTTCGGCACTTGGACAGCATTCGGTGCAGGACGAGTGCCTGTTGGCTTTGACTCCAGCAATGTTTTATTTGATACGGCTGAAGAAACTGGCGGCACTGCGAATGCTACTTTGCCAAGCCATACGCATACTGCAACAGTTACTGATCCTGGACACTTTCATACTTTCCCTTTTGATCCGAATGCAACAACCGCAGTAAGTGGTGGAACTGCGTGGAGCGCCGCCGTTACAAATACAAGCACAGCAGTTACCGGAATCACTGTAGCCAACAGCACAGAAGGCGCAAGCGCGACAAACGCTAATTACCAGCCTTACATTACAGTTTATATGTGGAAACGCACAGCGTGATTACTCACCACTTTAGTGATGGTCTTTACGCAAAAGAGTCGCGGTTTAGCGCAGGCATGGCGATCTTGAAGCACACGCATGACTTCAGTCACTTGTCTATTCTTGCTCATGGCAAGGTTGCGGTGATGAAGGGTCAAGAGGTGGAAGTAATTGAAGCGCCAGCTTGCGTTGAAATCAAGGCTGGAATGACACATGGCGTTAAGGCTTTAACGGATTGCGTGTGGTTTTGTATTCATTCTACTGACGAGAAAGACCCGTCTAAAGTAGATCAAATTTTGATTGGAGTTTAATATGCCAGCATCGTGGATTTCGGCGGGTGCGTCCTTACTCGGCGGTTTGATGGGTAGCAGTTCCGCAAATAAAGCAGCGCAACAGCAAGCTGCCGCACAAGCTGCCGCTGCAAAATTTGCGGCTGAAGAAGCTCGATTCCGACCAGTCGGAGTCACGACACGCTTCGGCCAGTCGCAGTTCCAGACAGATGCAGATGGTCGAGTCAGTGGCGCAGGCTACACGCTAGACCCTGCGTTTCGTGCCTACCAAGACCGCTTCATGGGGCTGGCTGGTGGCGGTTTGTCGCAAGCGGAGATGGCACAGCAGCAGTTCGCACCTCTGGGGCAGGCTGCTCAAGGGCTGTTTGGGCTTGGCCAGCAATACCTCGCTGAGTCACCAGAGCAAGCAGCGCAGAAATACATGGCTGGCCAGCAGAATCTTTTGGCTCCGAGCCGTGAACGTCAGTTTGCTCAACTGCAAAACCAATTGTTCCAGACCGGCAGGGGTGGATTGGCTGTAGGAGCCACAGGAATGCGTCCAGGCGGCGGTGCTGGCCTCGGCGCAGCTAGTCCTGAGATGGAGGCATACTACAACGCTTTGGCGCAGCAGGACGCTGGATTGGCTGCTCAAGCCATGCAAGCCGGTCAGCAACAAACAGCGTTCGGTGCCGGTCTGTTCGGCACTGGTGGCAACCTGCTGACTGAAGGCTACAGAGGTCAAGCTGCTGCGCTCGGCCCATATGAGGCGTATCTGACGCAGATGCGGCAACTTGAAAGTTTAGGCCAAGACCCATTGAACATCGGCATCAACATCGGCGCGAAAGGGCAAAGTACAGCAGGCGCACAGGCGTTATATCAAGGAGGCATGGCATCTGCTCAAACAACTGCCGCGAATGCTTATAATCCGTATGCTCAACTATTGATGCAGGCCGGTCAGAATCCTCAGTTTCAATCTGGGCTTGGTAAATTGTTTGGAACTCAGAACCCTGCTCCATCTTTTGATCGATCAACGCAATACGATCCAAGTTCTCAAAACTTCACACCGTATCGACCGTAAAGGATCAGATCATGGCTGAAATTGTCCAATCCCTGTTCGGCTTAACGCCGGAAATGTATCAACAACAGCAGCAGGATCAAGCTGGTGAGCGAGCTTTGCGGTTTGCACAACTTACCCCAATGCAGCAAGCCAACTACTCCATAGGGCGCGGTGCTTATGGCTTGGCCGGTGCGATAGGTGGGGCGCTTGGTGGGACAGACCCTGAGCTGCAACGGCGCACAGTAAGCCAGCAAATCCTCGGCATGATTGATCCTAATCGTCCTGAGACATTCGACCAGGCGGCGCAGATGGCCAAAAATGCTGGTATTCCACAGCTTGCGTTTGGGCTGCTACAAGAATCAGATAAATACAAGCAGCAAGCATTCGCCCGCGCAGAGCAAACTCGTGCCCGCTTAGAACAAGAGCGTGTTTATAGAGCAGCGGAATTGGCAAGACTAGAAGACCTCAAAGCGCAAAAAATTGCGGAGGGTGCGTATACGCCTGAACAACAACCGACTGTGATGATCGATGATAAAGGTCAGCCGGTAACGATAGCCGCGCAACCGGCTTATTTTTACCTTCCGCGTGTAGCACCTGAGTTGATGCGGACGTCAGCTGGCAGAAAGCAGTTGGAAGAATTGATAAGATCACAAAAATCACTCAAGCCAGAAACAGTTACGGTCAAAGAAGGTGACGTTATTTTTAGCGTTCCGACTACACCAGGCGGCGCTTACAAGCAGATTTTGGCTGGTGGGGACAAGCCAACGCCTTTTACTGGCGAAATGGCCAATGCGTCTAATCTTTTGTTTCAAACAACTAATCCAACAAAAATCTTTAAAGACTTTGGTCAGGCTGGGATTGACCAAGTTGCTGCAAAAGCAAGAGAACTTGCAGCTGCTAACCGCCCAGTAACAAATATCAATATGCCAAATGAGAGTGAAAGAAAATCCGGGGTTTTGGCTCAAAGATTGAACTTTAGCGTTGGCCAAATTAATAAAGCAGTTAGCATAGACCCAACTGCGGCAATGCCAAATACAGGTGCAGAAATTGCAAGATTTTTGACCCGCAACGACATTCTTCCACAGCGACTTACACCGGTACAACGTCAAATTGTAGAATCTGCACAATTGGATATTTTGGACGCTGCCCTAACTCTTGGAACTGGTGCTGCTTATACAAGAGAACAACTTGATGGATACCGCAAGTCATACTTCCCCCAAATTGGTGACAAGCCTGAAAATGTGGTTGCAAAAAGAGAAAGACTGCAAAACATATTAGTAGCTGCAGAAATTGCATCTGGCAGGCAAAAAATACAGACTCCAATACCAAGTCCTGGTGTTACTTTAAATACGGTTATCACTGCACCTCCAAGCAAATAAGGAAAAATCATGGGATTGCGTGAAGATCAAATTGCACAAGCAAAGGCGATGAAAACTCCTGATGGGGAGAGAATGTTCACTGATGCACAAATTTATGAGCATGTTAAGCAATTGGATTTGGCTAGAACATTCTCTAGGTCGGTGATGGCTACAGATCAGCCTCAACCACCATCGCAAATTTTGCGATCAATGGCACAAGGTTTAACTCTAAACACGGCAGATGAAATTGAGGCTTATCTAAAAACGCTTGGCGGCGGTGATAGAGAGGCAGCCTTGCGTGATATAAGAATTAACTTAAAGAACTACCAAGAATCAAACCCAATTGCATCAACTACCGCAGAGATCGTTGGTTCATTGCCATTAGCGTATATTGGCGCACCACCAGCCAGGGCAACATTATTGAGGACTGGCGCACAGCTTGCAGGGGTTGGTGCTGTTATGGGTGCAGGCAGTGGCTTTGGGCGAGCCGAGGGCGATACTATTGATCGACTTTTGCCAGCAGTAGCCGGTGCAGCAACAGGCGCAGCAATAGCGCCGTTAGCGTATTTTGGCATAAGGTCTCTTGGTACTTTAGCTGACCCAGTTATAGATTTTGCCACAAGAAAGTTTGGCGATAAATTTTCAAAGTCAGTTGAAACAGAAATAAGGCGCATCACTGAAGCCACGCGGCTAACACCAGATGAGATTGTGCAACGAGTTGCTAACGGAGAGCCTCTGTCAGAAAACCAATCGTTACTTAGCGCGGTGCGATTGCTTTATGCCCAAGGAGGTCAACCATCTAACATTTTGAGAGAGTCATTAGGAACTAGGCCAGCGGCTTTGCGTGAGCGCGTAGTTTCAGACATTCAACAAACATTGACTGGTGATATTAAAGACCCCAATGTTTTGCGTGGATTTAAAGCGTCCGAAGTAGAACGGAAAGAGGCAAGGAATCAACTATATGAGCAAGCCTACGAGTCTGGTGGAATTATTACCCCAACAATGCTGTCCTCTCTTAAAGAGGCATTGAAAAGAGCGCCTGACTCTGTTGAAAATATTAACGCTCTACATTTAGCAAAAACTGGTCAAAAACCATTCTTCAAAATTGATGATGCTGGTGAGATTCAATTTGTGAGAGCGCCAAACATTCAGGATATGGAAACGGCTAGGCGAGGCATCCAAACAACAATTAACAACAAATTCAAATCTGGCCAAGGTGATGTTGGGACAGAGCTAAAGCCTTTTGAAAAAGCATTAAGAGATGAGATCGACAAATCTTCTCAGAAACTTAAAGATGCAAGAATAACTGCCGCCAGCAATAAAACCACAACAGAATCGTTTGACTCTGGGAAAAAAGCATTTGGGAAAAGTCCAGATGAAATTGAGATTGAATTTCAATCTGTTATGGCAAAAGGCACCGATGCAGTGTCAGCATATCGTGCTGGCTTAATGGATCAGTTGCGTTCAAAAATGGCATCTGGCGGCAGAACTACAATGATGAGCAAATTGGAAGATGCCAATACAAAAGAGGGTGCAATTTTTAGGATAATTTATCCTCAAGACAAGGTTGATAACATATTGAAACTGGCTTCGACTGCCGCACAGTCGCAACGTGCTGCTGCAAAAGTTATGGGAGGATCAGACACTTTTGCAATGCAAGCTGAAGCAAAGCAACAAGGTATTAACATTTCCGGCGAAGAAATTTCATCTGTTCTCAGCGGCAATGCTTTTAGTGCTGCAAGAATTTTAGGGAAATGGGTGGGAAAAAATGAGCCAAATTTGACACCAGAGCAAAAACAAGAAGTTGTTAGAATTCTAATTTCTACAGACAAAGATTTGATTAAAAAAGCATTGACGGATAATTCAAAGTGGGACGAGATTCAGAAAAAAGTAAGGACAATTGGCAGCAGCCTTACTCGCATATCACCTGGTCTGTTTAATGTTCCAGCCCAAAATCTACGAGAAATGATCTTACCCGACAGATAGGACATTGAAATGAACTGGCTAAAGCAAATTGCACTAACAATCGTTATGCTTGTCCCTACAGCCAGCTTCGCGCAGGGACTCACCATTTGCAACGGAGAGTTTGCTCTGTGCGCTGCATCTACCTGTAAGCCTACTGGCAAGACGATCACCGGAAACAACGGTGTGGCGTATCCAGAGGTCGTTTGCCGCTGCCCCATCCTGACCGGCAAGAACATCGCAGACACGGCTATGGGTAACATGAAGGGAACGTGTGCGCCTACTGACAGCAATCACGTATGGTCAACATTCTGGCCGAAGATGGTCTATCCTCAGGAAGCAAGTAATTTCAGCCACAAGCCCAAGGATATGAATGTCGTTATCCAGGCTTGCCCGGCCAGCATCCAGCAGGGTGCTAGAGCGAGTAACTGCTTTAGCTGGAACTGCAAGCGTGGTGCTGATGGAATCGCTATCTGCCACTGTCCTTCTGGTCAGGTTCCTGCTAACACAGCGTTTTTGACTGAAGCAGGGCAGGGCGACCCGAAAGCCTGTTATAAACATCCAGTCTCTTTACCTTATAAACCTGAAGGTGCAAAGTAATGGAAGCCCAATCGCTAATCAATATTATCGCTGGATGTGCGGCTTTCTTTGCAGGCTGGATGATAAATTCTATCACTCGCTCGATTGATAAGATCGAAGATAAGCTGAACGCGGTGCCGATAGATTACGTATCTAAGAACGACTATAAAGACGACCTGAAGCGTGTCTATGAAATGCTGGACAAAATATTTATCAAGATAGACGACAAGGTAGATAAATAATGGACACGTTTGATATGCTGGTGAAGGCTTGGCCTATTCTGCTTGCCCTTATCACGCTTATCATCGTGTTGTCCAAAATCGACTTGCGCGTAGCTATTATCGAAGAAAAAGTACGAACCCTCTTTGAACTCTGGAATAACAGGGCGGGTAAATAATGTTTCCACTTGCAGCAATTCTAGGTATCGGTTCCAAACTGATCGACAAGTTTATCCCCGATCCTGCACAGGCTGAACAGGCCAAACTCAAGCTCCTTGAAATGCAGATGACAGGTGATCTCGCCCAGCTCGCCGCCGAGACTGATCTTGCGAAACTCCAGATTCAAACAAACGTTGAAGAAGCTAAAAACGCCAACATCTTTGTGAGTGGCTGGCGACCTGCCGTGGGCTGGTGCTGTGCTGCGGCGTTTGCTTACAGCTACGTCCTGCTGCCGTTTGCTCAGTTTCTTGTGTTTACGTTTGGCACTACTGCGATGGCAGAGCAATTAGCTCTAGCGCCAAGGTTGGAGTTGTCTGAAATGATGCCAGTGCTGCTTGGGATGCTTGGGCTTGGCGGGTTAAGAACTGTTGAGAAGGTAAAGAACGTAGAAGGCAACAGATGAACGACAAATTAACGTTTGTGGTTACAACGATGGTAAGTTTTACGCTGTGCGTGGTAATCGGCGGTATGGTGTTTGCCCTGTGCTTTGGATTATTTGACAAAGAAGTTAATAACGAAGATATATTCAAGCTGCTTGGGCCAGCGTTTCAGACAATCATTGGTGGCTTTATCGGACTGCTGGCAGGTATAAAATTTAGTAAGGAAGATGATGCAAAGTAACTTTGAACGCTCGCTGGCGCTGGTATTGCAGCACGAAGGTGGGTATGTTAATCATCCATCAGACCCAGGTGGCAGGACGAATCTCGGAGTAACTCAAAGGGTGTGGGAGGAATATGTCGGTCATCCAGTTGACGAAGCAACCATGCGTAGCCTCACCAAAGAACTTGTGGCACCGTTGTATAAAAAGAATTACTGGGATGTTGTTTGCGGGGATGTCCTGCCTGCTGGTTGTGACTATCTGCTGTTTGATTTTGCTGTTAATGCTGGCGCATCCCGCGCAATTAAGACAGCCCAAAAGTCGTTAGGTATTAACGCAGACGGGGCGCTTGGCCCCATAACTACGCAGGCATTACTGACCGCAAATGCAGAAGATTTTATACGTGTGTTCTCAGCAGCTAAAGAAAGTTTTTATCGTAGCCTTAATAATTTTCCTACATTCGGTAAGGGTTGGCTTAATCGGGTTGCAGAAGGTAAAAAAACTGCCGAGGGAATGCTAGGGTAATTTGCAAGCCTCGCATTTCCACCGGCGCTGTTTTCCCTTGTTTATCGGAATGTACACGCCACCTGCTGTATTTTTGTGTGCCTGGCAGTTGGAACACCACCGTCTTTGAGTTAACTTCTCCGCTGCGTCTGCCACTTCCTTAGCTAACGTCATTGCAACCGCTCCTTGAGTGCTTCTGTCAGTCTCTGTATTCGTTGGTTGTTATACAGCACCATACTCTCAGCGTAATCCTGCGCTGTCTCAGCCAGCAGCAAATCACGCCGCGCTGTATCCAGTTCCCGCACCATGAGTTCTTCACAAGTCGCGGGTTCATACATTCGTTTAATCCATTCTAAGAATTTCATTTTATCTCCTCAAAATCGTAATCACTGCCCAAGCCATGACACCGATGACTGCGAGCAGACCGACTGCTGGCGAGAACTCCACGAGAAGGTCAACCACCGTTTTTATCCTTTAATGCCTGTTGCACCTGCATGACTAACTCCCAGCTGTCAAATAGCGCGCCACGCTCCCATATTTCAGTTGCCTCATCATGCGTCAGGCTAACCCACGGCTTATTTTGTTTGTCTTCAATCCGTTCGAGACTGTGCAAAATACTCTCAAGCGCATCAGCCTTGCCCCTCAACTTTTTTACCTCCAGCAACGCGCACTCGTAATGTTTCGGCCCGCTGTCCCAGCATCCTTCGTAGTGCGTTGTCTCGTTCATACATCCTCCCCAATCCTAAGTTTCACTTCCTCGGCTTTTTCCAATATCTCCCGTATTTCCGCACCATCTGCAAAGTTCTGCAAAGGCCAGCAATTCAGGCCGCGTTTGAGACAATCAATTACCGCTTGAGTTAATTCAATTTTCATTTCGTATCCTTTATCTTGTCTGACAAAAACCAAATATTCCACGGCTGTTTTATTTTGGCTACTTCCGCTTTGTTACATTTCACGCAGTATCGTGACTGCACTTTTTCGTAGCTGTGGGCCGTATCAATCGGCGCAGACCATTTCCCCCAATCGTGCCAACAGAATTTCATTTAGTTTCCTTTCTCGCCGCGTCGATTGCGGCATCGCTCAATTCAGGGTTGCCAGTCCAATTTAACGAAGAGACAGACAACATCCTGCCGCGTTTGTCATCCCGCAGCCACCGATAGCGTTCAGCATCCTCACGCAGCCGCGCTATCTCTGTTTCTGCCGCGCATCCGCATTTGCCTTGCGCAATCTCGCCGCACCATTCGCACCGTCTAGTCTGCTCGCTCATTTCGTAGCCTTTCTTAATTTGATAAAGACTTTCCGTTTGTAATCCCGCTGCCGCCGTATGAGTTCCAGCCGCTGGCCGCACACACCAGTTGCAATTGCTTTGTCCAGCCGCCGCTGAAATATCTTTAAGTCATGTTCGACCTCCTGCAAATACGTCATCCCGGTTTCCGACACTTCTTCTGCTGGAACCCAAAACGATATTTTCCTCGCTCCGCGCACTACGTGGAATTGAGGCAGCAACGCATTCATAAAATTATTCATTAAACAACTCCTTCAAAATTGTCGAACGTGTCGGGTCGCGTAATTTTCGCAATGCTTTTGCCTCGATACTTCGGATTCTTTCTCTTGATACTCCGTGATGATTCCCAACTTCTTCAAGGGTTAAATCCTTTTCAAATCGTTCCTGCAAAATGTCTTTCTCGCGTGGACTGATAGTCCCTAAAACCTGCTGTACGATTGCCGATGTCTCTGCCGCCAGTAGCGAATCTTCAGGCGATGGCAGGTAATCGGTTCTGCTCTTTTGCTCCAACAGGTGCTGCACAATGTCGGCATCAATGTCTCGCTCACCGCTATTGGTTTTCAGCTTGATAGTAAGTTGCTGCTCTGTCCAAAGGTCTGTAGGCGCCGCGCCTAGCACCTCCATGACCAGTTTTGCATTCTTTGAGAATTCACCGGACGTTGAGATTGGCGCTTCTCGCATTGCCACCAGGTTGTTAATCCTGCCCAAGCTCAAGCCGCAAGCCCGCTCGAATTCGGCAACCGAAACGTAACCTTGTGCTTCGATTGCCGACAAAAGCAGATTATTGCGGACGCTAACTTTTAACCTAAACTCTTTCATTGCTGCGCTTCCAAATCCGATATTGATTCTTCCTCGGTGCGACCCCAACCCATAGGATCGCCATCGTCGTAACCGTCGTGCGTGGCGCTCCAGTCGAAATCACGACTGTATATCGGAGGATTGACGAACTCTGTATTAACTTTCATTTTGGCTCCTAAAATGCTATGTCGTCGTCAATGTCGGCAAATGTTTTAAGCTCTTTTTTAGGTTCTATTTTTTGCTCGACCGGCTGCGCTGCTTTTGCCAACTCCAAAACTTTCGCCTGAAACGCAGCGTTGATGTAGGCGTGATTCCAGTATTTTCCTGTGGCCGCATTTTTGGTGCTTGGCATCGAGACAAACTCACCTTTCTGGGACTGCTGGATTCGACAGCCTTTCAACTCCAGAAACGCATCTTTGCCTTCTGACGAATGCAGGTTGATGTTAAAGCTACGGTCGTGCCAAACTATAGAAATGTGCATGTTTATACCTTTTTGAGTTGAGATAACATTTTGTCCACGGTGTCCAAAAAGGCGACAACCGCAGTTTCCAGTTCAAGAATACGCGCTGGATCGCGTTTAAAACGAACAACGAACAATTGTAAATGTTCCGGCAAGTCAGGTCTAAAGCTGACGAAATCGCACCAGTCCCTGCCGGTGCAAGCCATCTGCCACATCATCTGGTTCTTGTATCCTGACGGGACTACTCCGGCAATCTGATAAGCAAGGTGCGTTGCAACCTTCGGACACTTGATCTCTACCAATCCCGAATTGCCTACAAGACCGTCAGGACTGGCGCCAGCGCGGTCAATGGTCTCGTGGATACATAACCCCACCTCATCAACACTAAACCCTGTCTCGGCTTCGTAGGCGCTTCGTGCAAGCGGCTCTGTCTCGGTGCCAAACTGCATCGCCGCGTTTGTGTAATCCGACCCTTGAGGCTTGCCGGTCAGGATTTCTGCGACGAGCTGTGCCTGGTAGTCCCGAAATCCAGCCGTTTCCGGCTTCATCAGCACAGCAGAAATCATGCTGGCCGTAACCCGTCCGGCGCGGGCTGCGAGCCATTCCGGCGTTCCCTGAACCGCATCAATGATTTTCATGCCACCGCCAGTTCGGTTTTGCGCTTGTTTTTAGCGTTTGTGAGCGTTGCCATTGCCATCGAGTCTTGCAGCGTCTGAGCCTCTTTGTAGGCCGTTTTGAAGGCTGTTTGCAGGTCATCAAGCGTTGCCGCGGCGTGGAATGCGCTGATGTGGTCTGTGCAATCCATCGTCGGCTTCGGCTTTGCAAGGCTGGCTGCGTTGCCATCGTCGTCCTCTGGTGCCACTCCAACGGCGGCAGACAGGCTGTAACGGCGAGCATAGGTAAGTGCCGAGCCGTAACCTTGGGCATCGACTTTGCTCACCGGCAGAGACAGGATACCGCAGGAAATCCACTCACCGGATGAGTGCAGCAAGGTCGTTTCGACGCGCACTTCGTCTTTGTCGCTTGGCTCTAAGGTCTGGATGTAGGACAGGCCGTTTGCGCTAAACGCTGCGCGGATGGCTTCCACGACGCTGGAAAGGTCAGCATACCGACTCTTGAAAAACGGGTTTGCAGAGTCTTTAAGTGCGCCTTTCATCACGCCTTGCGCCGCCGCCAGTGCTGCCGCCAGTCCTGCAATACTTTCTGATTTATTCATTGTTGCCCCAAATTAAGATTGAAAAACACACGATTGCGCCGACGACGCAAATATAAAAACAAACTTCAGAGATGCTCATTCTTCCCCCGCATATTCGGCGGCAAGTTCTGCCACAAAATCTGAATTTTTCAGGTGCTTTTCCAACATTAAGGTTACTGTCTTGCGCTCGCGCTCGATGCGATCCTCGAAAGCGCGGGTGTTGGATGACATGGACGCGACATACATTTCGTGGGCGTAGGACGGATCGCGTTCTTCCAGCAGGTAATCGTATAAATCAAATTCTGCTTTGCCTTTGTGCGGCCACTGGCCGTAGTCCATCACGGTTTCAACTACTGACTCTAAAGCGAGTTCGTAGTGCCGAGCCGTGGGCTTTGCAGATTGGCCGGGGTAGCAACGCGGGCAATCCGTAGCACCGCACATGCAGCGTTCGTTCATTTCACACCCCATACTGTGCGTTGTAGCGCCTCGATCTTGCCAGTCATCTTGTCCAGCTTCTTCCAAATTCCTAAAGACCGTGGCTGTTCTTGAGCAATCCTTGCAGCTTCAAGCATTGCGTTTTTTGCCTTTGCTACTGCCTCACTAATTCTGAGTTGCGCGTTTGCGTTCATGCTTTCTCCCATTCAATACGCCCTTCGATTAACTCCACGGCTTCGGGATCGACCCAAGCGCACACAAAACCGTAGTCGCACCATTGCCAGCCATCGGGCTGTGCGTTCCAGCCAAGTGTTGCTAGGTCATGCTCAATTGCATCTGATAATTGCATTTTCGTTCTCCTTTTTTTATAAGTCGGGTGCAAGTCTTACGCCGCTACAGCAAGTTCAACAGCAGGTTGCACCGAAAACTGCTTCGTGAATTTACTGACCGCAATATCCCGGTGAGAAGGTGTCAAACTGAGCTGATCTTTGTCTGCATTGCCCCAAACTTCAGTGCGTTGCGCGTCAATCAAAAACCAATCTGATGTTCCGCGACTGATTTGGTAAGTGTTGACGATGCGCGAATATTTGTAAGCACTCGGCACATTGCCACCGGACATCCCCGATGCTTTCGCACCGTTGCGATCTTTTTTAGGAATGCCGAATTTTTCCAGCTTCATTTCCATCAGTTCAGCGAGTTCAAAAACATGCTTGTCGTGGGCTGTATGCGACATTGACTTTCCGTTGATTTCGCCCAGCAGGATGTTGATGGCGCGGCGATTTGCTTCTACTATTTTGATTTTCATTTTGCTTCTCCTTTTATTTGCCAGACGCGCTCTGGCGGCGTATTCCGAAGCCCCCGCGTGGGCAGGGGCAGGAGAATCAGGCAATCAAAAATCCAGCGCGTTTTATTTCTCCGACGTAATGCGGAAGATGCGATTTTTTAACGTTGACAGAAATACAGCTTTCTCCAAACCTGCGATGAAATTCTTTTATGCCTTTCTCGCTTGCCGGTTCAATCGTAAATTCTGTTGCGGAAAATTCTGCGTGGATGATTAGAAAGTCGTTCATTTTGTTGCTCCTGGTTGGTGGTTCGTTTGCAAGCGGGTATGTAAAGGATTATAATGCGTTCATAAACATTTGCAACATTTATTTGCAAATAATTAAGATATATTTATTCCTCAACATAATCAAAGGGTTACGTATGAAAACTAACGACGTTTTGACGCATTTCGGTGGAAAACGAGCGACTGCGGAGGCTTTGGGGCTATCAACTCAAGCTGTTCAAGCGTGGAAATCAATCATTCCGCAAAAGCAGGCGTGGCGCATCGACAGATTGACAAACGGGGTACTGAAGATCGACGAGGCACTATATGCAACAGGTCGTGACAAATCAGTTGTCACGTGACAAGTCATGCAAAAAACAATGATGCATCACAAAGCAAAAATACCTTTTACGATCGTGCAGGAAGCCCGCCACCAGCGGCAGCGGTTCGGCAAGCCGTATAGCATCATTGCAGCGATCTATCATGTTTCGATGTGGACAGTGCGCGACTGGTGCGAGTATCGGACGAGGATAACGAGATGAACACACAAATATGCGTAAGACACGTTCCAGTGGGGCATAGATTCCTGCTAATACGCACAAATGAGGAATACACCATGATGGAAATTAAACGCGCAACACCCGGCGGGATACAGTATTTAGTGCGGAAACAAAACGAGCGCGCAAACAGCAGTTTGCATCATTCCTGCCACGTGGTTTTGTTTGGAAAATCATGGACTGCCTCGGCTGCAACTTGATCGAAACCTCGCCAGTGACCCTGCGCGACGGTCGCATTGTCTGCTCATCCTGCGAGTGCTGGCGGTTTGAGTGCGAAGCTCGGCATGTGCTGACAAAGCCGAATGATGAAAAACGCGATTACCTGGAAGCCATTGGCAAGAAACGTGGTGAGGCGGCGCGGCAGGAGTTGCGGCAGGAAATGATTGCTTTACAAAGGCAAAAAAACGCTTTATGATTTATTTGCGTTGTGAGAAGCGCATAGAGTATCAGGTAAAACAGTCTCTTTTGGGCTGGTCTATCTGACCGTTATTAAACCCGCAATGGGTGCTGATGCTCCGGAAACTCACCGGATAGACCAGCACCAAAGGAGACTGTTGTGTTTTATTTTCAGCATCACATAGGCGATTACCGCCGCGACACAGGGCATCTAACCCTGCTGGAACACGGAATCTACCGACAACTGATCGACCTTTATTACATCACTGAAAAGCCGCTAGATGCGTCTGCGATGCGATTGGTATGCGTTCGCAGTGCGGAAGAGGAGCAAGCATACAAACGTGTTCTTGCTGACTTTTTTCATGAACGCAAGGGCAAGTATTTTCACAAACGGTGCGACTTTGAAATTTCTAGGTACAAAGACAAGTCTAGCAAGGCAACTGATAGCGCAAAAACAAGATGGAATAAAATCAAAGACTTACCAGATGCGAACGCATTGCCACCGCATTGCGATGATGATGCGGACGGTATGCTAACCAAAGAACCTATTAACCTAACAACCAAAGAACCTATAAACCTAAATAAAACATCAACTACATTGTCGGGCAAGCCCGACGCATCGGATCAATTTAAATCACAAGCAATCGAAATTCTTGAATACCTGAATGCGAACACGCAGCGCAATTACAGACCAGTTGATAGCAATCTTAAGCTCATCGCAGCGCGGCTGAAGTCCGGTGCTACTGACTTGCAATGCCGCGAGGTGATCTTCAACAAGTGCGAACAATGGGGCAAAGACCCGGTGATGTCTGAATACCTGCGGCCAGCAACCTTATTTAATTCAACGAAATTTGAACAATACCTGGGAGAAATCAATGCAGTGTCCTAAATGTCGGTCTGAGATCAATAACGGTCGGTATTGCGGCTGCGGCTGGAAGAAACGAGCAGATACGTCAGAGCAATACCATGCCGACGCTCATGTTTTATGTTCGGGTAAAGGTTGCAAGACTTCGGCGCTTTACAAGATTTTGAAAACAACAGGATTTGCAAACCTGTGCCAGCAACATTACGATGCGCATTTTACTGACCAAGCATTGTCAAACCTTGCCGGGTGGGGAATGGATCGCAGCCACGGCGAGACTTCTGAGCAACACATCAAGCGGATGAGACACTTTGTTAAAACCGCTTTTAAAGGCTTTGCTGGAAAAACGATGGAGGCAAAATAATGTCTGCAATTGAACCCGGCATGACTTTTGGCTTTTTGCAAGTTATTCGGAAGGAAATGGTTAACGGTCGCGGAATGTGGGTTGTGCTTTGCGAGTGTGGAACGCAAAAGTACGTTCAGCATTCGCAGCTTCATGGGGCAAAACGGCCCACCAAGTCCTGCGGCTGCAAGAAAATTGGGCTGTTGAGGGAGGCGCGGACAACTCACGGCTGTAGCGTCAAAAACAATTCACCGGAATATCGCACGTACATTTCTTGGCAATCCATGCTGTGGCGTTGCTACAACCAAAAAAGGCGCGATTACGCGCACTATGGTGGCCGAGGTATTATTGTATGCGCGACATGGAAATACTCGTTCGCTAAGTTTCGCGCAGACATGGGAATAAAGCCGGAACGAATGACTTTAGGACGAAAAGACAACAATTTTGGTTATGGGCCGGATAACTGCCAATGGGAGTCTTTTACGCAACAGGCCAGGAACAAAAGAAACAACCATCTCGTTGAATGGCGCGGAGCGATTAAAACGATAACCGAATGGGCGATTGAGACTGGAATAGAAAAGTCAAAATTGCGTAACCGCATCGTTTCTGGCTGGCCGGTTGAAAAGGCAATGACACCATGATCTGCCAAACCTGCGAGGAACGCCGTAGCGCGTCTGCAAACGCCGCGCAATGGCCAATCCTCAAGGCGTGGTCAGAACAGCGCCAGTGGCCCATTAACGGCATCCTCAGCGATATTTCAGCGGAGGAATGGAAGGATATTCTCACGGCGGCCTTTGAAAACGATGTAAACCCTAGAATTACGCCGGGATTACATGGTGGAATGGTAATGCTCGGCCGAAGAACCAGCCGGTATGGAAAAACAAAGTTCGGAGAATGGTTGGACTGGCTGAATGCGGAAAGTCATCATGCGGGAATTAAAGTACCGGCACCGGAGGAATTTTGACGAAAGAAGAAAAAAAGTGGATGGCCGCGGTCGCTGATCTTGGCTGCATTGTCTGTCTCGATGAGCATGGATTTGTGCCGTGTCATGTGCATCACATTCTTGTAAATGGGAAAAGGTCAGGGCATTTAAATACAATTGGTCTTTGCCCAACTCACCATGAGTCGGGTATCCGAAATGCTATTGCGGTGTCCAGGCACCCGTTCCGACGAGAATTTGAAGCGCGATATGGAACAGAATGGGAATTATTGTTAAAAACCAAGGATTTAATATGCCCGCAGGATTCAGAGGAAGTTACGCAGACCACGTAATAGAATTGGGGATTAAACGTGCATTGCGAAACAAAACGCAGAAAGAAAAGAAACTCGCAGGAAAAATAGAAAGGGAGTTTTCCAATGACGCCGACACAAAGAAGTTTGAAAGCTCTCAGGGAATTGGGTTACCTGGTGGAAGTCGTGGAAAAGTGGAACAGCTTCACAAGAACCCGTAAAGACCTTTGGGGATGGGCAGACTTGTTGGCGATCCGGAGAGACGAGGTGCTTGCTGTGCAGGTGACAAGTGAAGGGGTGGCAAATAGAGTTGCCAAGGTAGCGGCATCTGAAACAGTCGGCAGGGTCAGGGAAGCTGGAGTGAGGATTGAAGTGCATGGCTGGAGAAAGAATGCGCGTGGCCGGTATGTTCAGAGAATTGTGGATTTGTCGTAATGGCGATTGACGGAGTTGGCAGGCCAGCACTACTCAACACAAAGTACTTTCAGCGAACTCTTAAAGATGCAGAGAGGCAGATTCTGCTGGCTGCCGGTGAAGGCGACATCTCGGCAGGGTTCCTGGTAGTGCTGAACCTTTATAGCCATGCCCACAACCTCGGTTATAGGCCATACATGGGGCTGGAGAGCATACAGGTAGGCATGACTACGGTGGAGTCAGATGAACGCGATGGTGAGCGTTCTGGAGGGTTCTAGAGGTATGTTATTAAATATGGGAGTTAAGTAGGTGAGTTAGCATCCAATCGCTCTTCAAATGTCTTTTTTTTGGTCAGAAAGTGACAATTTTTGTCACATTGTGACAATTTTTGTCACATCCGCTGGCTCGCATGGTGGATTTTTGCAGCAGAATGCAGTGCAACATGCGATTATGCACGAAACGCAGTCGGTGATCTGCAATCGGTGCGCTGTAAGTCATTGATTATTATAGGTTGGTGCAGTGCAACTTCGTATAATGTGCATTATGTAAAGTCCACAGGATGCAAAGTAGGGGGGGGAGGGGTCGGCGCTCGGCAGAAATATTGCTGTACCCTCTCCCCCACAAAAAAAGTAAAAATGGAAATATGCTACATTCAGCCATGCAGATCACTCACCGCAACGTAACTGACCTGATTCCGTACGCTAGGAACAGCAGGACGCATTCAGATGGGCAGGTAGCGCAGATTGCAGCGAGTATCAAAGAGTTTGGCTGGACAAACCCTATCCTGGTTGACGCTGAAGGGGTGGTGATTGCCGGGCATGGAAGGCTACTGGCAGCGCGGAAGTTAGGCCACACCGAGGTTCCTACCATCGAGTTGAGTGAGCTAACAGAGACTCAGAGACGGGCATACGTCATTGCCGACAATCGGCTGGCGCTGGATGCCGGGTGGGACGATGAGATGTTGCGGCTGGAGCTGGGCGAGCTGGAAGAGTTAGGGTTTGATCTGGAACTGACCGGGTTCACGTTGGATGAGATAGCAGCCTTGAAGCCGGTAGAGGTTGGCCTGACAGACGATGACGCTGTGCCGGATGTGCCTGAAGCCCCTGTGACCGTCCTGGGGGACGTTTGGCTGCTGGGTAAACACCGGCTGCTTTGCGGCGACTCGACCAGCATTGATGCGGTTGAGAAGCTGATGGATGGGCAGAAGGCTGACATGGTGTTTACTGACCCGCCTTATGGGATGTTTTTAAATACAGACTACGACAGCATGTTTAGCAGCGATGCCAAGCATCGAAAAACTGGCAAGCGATTCGACGCGGTTAAGGGCGACCATGAAGACTTCAACCCTGAGTTTATAAACACGATTTTTTCCATGTTTGACTATTGCAAGGAAATTTTTCTTTGGGGGGCTGATTATTACGTTGACCTGATACCTAACCGAAATGCCGGTTCATGGGTGGTGTGGGACAAGCGATGTGGTGAGAACATGGATAAGGTCGTGGGAAACACGTTTGAACTTTGCTGGTCAAGGGCAAAACACAAGCGAATGGTGGCAAGAATCTTGTGGTCTGGGCATCATGGAATGCAAAAAGATGACACAAAAAAGCGCGTTCATCCTACGCAAAAGCCTGTTGAATTGGTGTGCTGGTTCTTTGATTACTACTCGATGGCCGACAAACGCATAGTTGTTGACCTATTCGGCGGCAGCGGCTCCACCCTGATCGCCTGTGAGAAAACAAACCGTATCAACCGCAGCATGGAACTCGACCCAAAATACTGCGATGTAATCGTCCAACGCTGGCAGGAATTCACAGGACAGACAGCAACGCTGGAATCAACTGGCGAGCCTTTCAAGAATGATTGACTACACTCCGAACCCCGACCATCGCCGCTTGGTGGAGTCCACCAGTGGGATAGGATTACCGTACAACGAGATTGCAGCCCTTATCAATGTTGATGAGAAAACGCTGTTCGAGCATTACAGCCGCGAGATAGAGATCGGGCAGGCTAAAGCCAACGGGCAGATTGCCAAAGCAATTTACAACAAGGCATTGGATGGCGACAGTACATCTTTAAAGCTGTGGACTGAGAACCAGACCAAGATCAAGCGAAACGTCGGCAGACCGCTAGGCACAAAGATGATTGGTCGCCCGCCAACGATGTTGGCAAAGACAGACCACCAGAAGATCAACGAACTGAAGAAGCTGTTGCTGGATGGCGCTGGCGAGCTGGTGGTGAACAAGGCCATCGAGATCGCCATGAACGACGCTCACCCGGCACAGGCTGCGATGATTAAGCTGTGTATGGACAGAACACTGCCTGTAAGCCTGTTTGAGAAGGACAGGCAACATAGAAGTGCGGTGACTATCAACATCACTGGGTTAGGCGCTGTGGTTGAACCAGCTACTATTGACGCGGATAACATAACCGATGTCTGAGCGAGGAACAAATGACTAATGAAGATCGACTTCTGGCCGCGCTAGAGTATCAACGGGCGATGCAGCCTGCTTTCGGAAACCCTAACTTGATGCGGCAGGGGCGGCGGATGAACCTACCTGCGCGTCAGGTGCCTGGGCCGGTGTCGGAGTTTGGGACTCAATTCGTTTCTTTTGACCAGCAGCCTGACCAGGGCTATGGCACGATGGCGGCAGAGATGGCTTTAGGCTTTGTGCCTGGCGTTGGGCAGGCGATGGCGGTGCGGGACATCGAGCGAGCGCGCCGTGACGATGATCCGTTGGGTATGGCGCTGGCTGGATTGTCGCTTGTACCGTTTGGCAAGATGATAGGTGCGATGCGTGGTGGCAAGCAGGTTGGGCCGGTATCGCAGTTGGATGTGTATCACGGTTCTCCGCACAAGTTTGACAAGTTTGATGCCAGCAAGATCGGGACTGGTGAGGGAGCGCAGGCTTACGGGCATGGGTTGTATTTTGCGGAGAATCCGGGGGTGGCGCAGGGGTATCGAGATGCCTTGCAAACCACGGACACTTTACTCAACGGTAAAAAAGTTTTTCCTATAGACCCAAACTTTTCTGCTGCATCATCAATTTCTGCAAATGGATACGACACTGCTTTGGCAATGGCGCGGCGCGGGGCTACTGAACAATTCTTAACACCAGAAGGTCGCGCACATTCGGCAGCACTTGCAAAGCAAATTGAAGCATTAAAGGGCGCAAAAATTAAAAACGCACCTTCTGGCTCCCTCTACAAAGTAGACCTCCCCGACGCGCAGATAGCAAAGTTTTTGGACTGGGATAAGCCGTTGAGTCAGCAGAGTTGGTATCGTCCGGTGGCTGACGTTGTGAAGGAATACAAGGGAGCAGGCAAAGGTGTTGATGATTATGCAAGGCTGATTGCAAAAGCCAATGCTAGAGGCAGCGAGGTAACTGGCAGGCAACTTTACGAAGGTATGCTGTCTCAATTCGGAGGTAGTCAAGCAAAGGTTAGCGAGTTCATGCGTGATGCAGGCATTCCCGGCATCCGCTACCTAGATGAAGGCTCCCGCGTTGGCGGCAAAGGCACAAGCAACTTCGTCGTATTCCCCGGCAGCGAAAGTATGCTTAATATATTGGAGCGCAACAATCAAAATGTTGGGAACATGATGAAGCAGACCGTTCCTGCGCCATCGCTTATGTATAAAGACCCTTTTGGCTCGACATACTGATGTCTGACCTGAACTTCCAGCTTCTCCCCTGGCAGCAGACGGTCTATACAGACAAAACAAGGTTCAAGGTCATCGCTGCTGGCAGACGATGCGGTAAGTCTCGGCTGGCGGCAACCATCCTGCTGATCGAGGCGCTGCGTTGCCCTGCTGGAAGTGCGGTGCTGTATGTCAGTCCGACTATGGGACAGTCTCGGCAGATCATCTGGGACTTGCTGCTAGACTTGGGGCGGGAGGTGATCCAGTCTGCACATGTGAACAACCTAGACATCACGATGATTAACGGGGCGAGGATTTATGTGCGCGGTGCTGACAGACCAGATACCCTACGCGGGGTTAGCCTGACGTATGCTGTGCTAGACGAAGTGGCAGACATCAAGCCCGCGGCTTGGGAGCAGGTCATAAGAGCCAGTCTGTCGGACAAGAAAGGCGCAGCCATGTTCATCGGCACACCTAAAGGCCGGAACTGGTTTTTTGACCTGTGGAACTTGGGGCAGTCTGAAGATGACAACGACTGGAAGTCTTGGCACTTTACAACTGCCGATAACCCTCTGATAGACGCACTTGAGATCGAGTCTGCGAAAAAAACGCTTTCCAGTTTTTCTTTCCGGCAAGAATACATGGCAAGTTTCAGCAATGCCGGGTCTGACATCTTCAAAGAAGAGTGGATTAAGTATGGCGAGGCACCGCCGATTGGAAGCCACTTCGTTGCAGTTGACTTGGCTGGATTTGAGGAAGTTGCCAAGCAAGCTGCGAATGTAAAAAAGAGATTGGACGAGTCTGCTATCGCAGTGGTAAAGGTCACGGATGATGGCCAGTGGTTCGTAGAAGAGATCGAGCATGGGCGTTGGGATATACGCGAGACATCTTCCAAGATACTGATGAAGATGCGTGACTATCGACCTATCAGCGTTGGAATTGAACGCGGAGCTTTGAAGAATGCAGTTCTGCCCTACTTGTCAGACTTGATGAGAAAGAATAATGTATATAGCCACATCATTGACCTGACGCATGGCAACAGAAAGAAAGCTGATAGAATAATCTGGTCATTGCAAGGCCGGTTTGAACACGGCAGGATTATTCTTAACAGCAAGAAAGACTGGTCTGACTTTACCGACCAGCTTCTGATGTTCCCGGCGCAAGGGGTTCACGACGATTTGCCGGATGCGTTGAGCTACATTGACCAGTTGGCGGTGACAAGCTATTTTGAAGAAGAGAACGAGGATTACGTCTGGAAGCCAATGGATATTTTAAGTGGCGTATAAATACGAGGTCGCACAATGGATGAATTAGAACAGAATGAGTATCAAGAGCCGACCGAGAACGACAAAGAACTGACAGCGTTTGTCGTTGACCACTGCGACCGGTGGCGGGATTATCGAAACACGAATTTTATGACTGCGTACCTTGAGTACGAGCGTATTTTTCGTGGTGAATGGGCATCTGAAGATAAGACGCGGGAATCCGAGCGGAGCCGGATTGTAACTCCTGCCACTCAACAGGCAGTTGAGACTCGACACGCTGAAATTATGGAAGCGATCTTCGGTCAAGGTGACTTTTTCGACATTAAAGACGATCTGAGAGATGTAAACGGTAACCCGCTGGACGTTGAAGCCCTCAAAGCGCAGATGATGGAGGATTTCAAGGTAGACAAGATACGAAAATCCATCGATCAGATTGAATTGATGGCTGAAATCTACGGAACTGGCATTGGCGAGATCATTGTCAAGACGGAACAGATATTTGAACCAGCGACACAGCAGATTCCGGGCGATATGGGGCAGGCAGCTATAGGTGTTGTGGAAAAAAGCCGGATTGCGGTAAAGATTATCCCTGTAAACCCTAAAAACTTTCTGTTTGACCCGAATGGAACGAGCATTGACGACTGTATGGGCGTAGCAGTCGAGAAGTATGTCGGCATTCACAAGGTTGTGCAGGGCATGGAGTTGGGTATCTATCGCAAGGTGGATTTAGGCACAGCTTCTGAGGACACCGACCTGGAACCGACGCAGGAAGTGACGCAGTATCGTGACCAGAAAGTGCGTCTGCTGACCTACTACGGCCTGGTGCCTAAAGAGTATCTTGATAATCTTGAGGAAAACAAAGAAGTTGTTGAGTTGTTTCCAGAAAGTAGCGTTGCCGATGACTATTCCAACATGGTCGAGGCCATTGTGGTTATCGCCAACGAAGGTGTTTTGTTGAAGGCAGAAGCCAATCCGTACATGATGAAAGATCGTCCGATCATCAGTTATCAGGATGACACTGTGCCTAACCGTCTGCTTGGACGCGGGACGGTCGAGAAGTCCTACAACATGCAGAAGGCGATTGACGCGCAAGTGCGTAGCCATCTGGATAGCTTGGCACTGACCACCAGCCCCATGATGGGCTTAGATGCAACCAGGCTGCCGCGGGGCGCCAAGTTTGAGGTAAAGCCCGGCAAAGCGTTTATGGTCAACGGCAACCCTGCTGAGATTCTCTACCCTTTCAAGTTTGGTGAGACAAGCCTGAACAACATGGCGACTGCCAAAGACTTTGAGAGAATGCTGCTGCAAGCCACCGGCACTATGGACAGTCAGGGCATGGTTAGCCAAGGCAACCGCGATGGTGCCGGTATGAGCATGGCCGTAGCAACGATCATCAAGAAGTACAAGCGCACACTGGTCAACTTTCAGGAAGATTTCCTGATTCCGTTTATCCAGAAAGCTGCATTCCGGTTTATGCAGTTTGACCCGGAGCGATACCCATCGGTGGACATGCGCTTCATTCCAACGGCGACTTTGGGCATTATTGCGCGAGAATATGAGCAACAGCAGTTTATCGGATTGCTGCAGACACTTGGCCCCAATACGCCAGTTCTGCCGCTGATTCTCAAGGGCATTCTGAACAACAGTAGCCTGACCAACCGCTTTGAGTTAATCGCGGCGCTAGATCAGATGAGTCAACCTAATCCTGAAGCGCAGCAATTACAGCAAGCGCAGCAGCAGCTCGCGCTACAAGCAGCACAGGCCGCTATTGCTGTGGATACGACGCAGGCAGAACAGAATCGTGCAGAGGCTACTAAGCTGATGACTGAGACGCAACTGATGCCGCAGGAAACACAGGCCAAGATACTGGCCTCGACTACCAAGAATCTTCCACAAGGCAACGAGTCTAACGAGTTTGACAAGCGCGTTAAGATTGCCGAGCTTATGTTGAAAGAAGCTGACATGAAGAACAAGAGCAAGATTGTTGAACTTCAGATGGCTGAAAAGCGCAACAAAGTCGCTGGCATGGAAGAAGATTTCCTCGATCAGTTGACGAAGGAGTTGATCGATGGACGCAGATAAACTTGCTATTGACGTTCTTTTGAAGGGTATCACTGAAGAACAGCAGGCTTCTTTGCTTGAGTCTATAAAAGATTCTGTCGCTCAAGCCAAAACCATTCAGAAGCAACGCATAGGCGAGAACGTCAATGTTGTAATTCAAGCCTTGCGTAAGATGGAGGCTGATCTGCGTAGCGAGTACAGCGATGTTGCCGACAAACTATCTGAGCGGATCACCTCTATCAAAGATGGCCAGGACGGGCGCAACGGCTCAGATGGTCGTGCTGGTAAAGATGGACGAGCAGGGCGTGATGGACTGGCTGGCAAAAAAGGTGAAGATGGATTGCCAGGCCGTGACGGGGTAGATGGTGTTGATGGCGTATCGGTAACAGATGCCAGCATCGACTTTGATGGCTCTCTCGTTATTACTTTGTCGAATGGCCGTGTGATTAACGTTGGCGAAGTAGTCTCGCAAGAGTTGGCTAACAACATCAAAGTTATTTCCACGATGTCCACAAACGGCGCGGTGGGCATTAAAGACGAAGGAACCACGGTATCTACTGGTGTAAAAAACATCAACTTTGTTGGTGCGACAGTAACGGCTACTGCATCTGGTGATGATGTCACTGTAAACGTCAGTGCTGGAACTGGAACTGTGACAAGCGTTGCAGCTACCGCTGGAACTGGAATTAGTGTCACAGGTAGTCCAATTACCACTACTGGCACTTTGAATATAACCAATACCGCGCCCGACCAAGTAGTCGCGTTGACAGGTTCAGGTGGAACTACTGTTACAGGCACTTATCCAAGTTTTACGATTGCGTCTGGAACGGGGACTGTAACTTCGGTAGATGTATCTGGTGGCACTACGGGTCTGACCACTAGCGGTGGCCCGATTACCACAACCGGCACTATTACATTGGCCGGAACTCTCGCCACTGCTAATGGCGGCACTGGCAATGCTACAGGCACCGCCACAATTAACGCTAATTTGACTGGCGATGTAACCTCTGTCGGTAACGCATCAACGCTTGCTACGGTTAATTCCAACGTTGGCGCATTTACAAATGCCAACATTACCGTCAATGCTAAAGGACTTATTACTGCCGCCGCTAGCGGGTCTCCTGGCGGCGTTACATCAGTTACAGGAACCTCGCCAGTTGTATCCTCCGGTGGCACGACTCCTGCCATCAGCCTTGCAACGGCATACGGAGACACGCTTAACCCTTACGCCAGCAAGACTGCCAACTTTGTTTTAGCAGCACCAAACGGTTCTGCTGGTGTTCCAACATTCCGCGCAGTTGTCGCATCAGACGTTCCTACGCTAAACCAGAACACAACTGGCAGCGCCGCCACCCTGACTACAGGACGCACCATTGCTGTTACAGGTGATCTGGCCTACACCAGCCCATCTTTTGACGGATCGGCAAACGTCACTGCTGCTGGCACACTTGCGACTGTAAACACCAATGTAGGCTCGTTCACCGCAGCAAACATTACGGTCAATGCCAAGGGTCTGATTACGGCTGCGGCAAATGGCACTGCTGGTGCAACACTAAGCAACGACACAACCACAGCAACCAATCTGTTCCCATTGTTTGCATCTGCGACAAGCGGGACACCGACAACGATATTTACAAGTAACGCACAGTATTTATACAAACCAAGCACTGGGGAGTTGCAAGCAAGGGTTCCTGTTGCAAGTAACGGCATAACTGTGAACAGTCAAACCGTGGCTACCAGCTACACGATAGCGGTGGGGTTTTCAGGTATGTCAACCGGCCCGATCACAGTTTCCGGCGGCGCAGCAGTTACTCTTTCTGCCGGCAGTCGGTGGGTTGTCCTTTAAAGGAAATAACATGAGTTCAGTCATTATTGCTGGCGACACCAGCGGCACTATAACCCTACAGGCTCCTGCTGCTTCTGGGTCTAGCGTTCTTACGTTACCTGTTGCTACGGATACGCTTGTAGGCAAGGCTACGACAGACACGCTGACGAACAAGACTTTGACCAGCCCGACATTAACCGCGCCTGCTCTTGGCACACCTGCATCTGGTGACATTACCAACCTTGCTGCATCACAAGCGCAACAGGAGGCAGGTTCGGCGTTGACGGTTGCGGTAACTCCCGGTCGCCAGCAATTCCATCCGAGCGCGGCGAAGGCGTGGGTTCGTGGGAATATGGCGGGGGCAACAGGTACTTCGTATAACGTAACCTCAATTACTGACGCTAGTGTTGGGACTACGGTTGTTACTTTCACAGTGCCGTTTTCTGCTGTTACATATGCAATGTCGGTTACAGCGTCAAGCAATACAGATATATGGGGGCAACAGTACCCTGCTGCTGGTGCGGCTGCTGTTGGGTCTTGTGGTCTTGGATTTGTTGCTGGTAGCCGTTCTCTTACAGACCCCGATATTTTTTACGCTATTTTCTTTGGGGATCAATAATGAGGAAAATAATTTTCACTCGCCCTGACGGTGGTATTTCCGTAGTGCATCCAGTTAGGAATACTCTGGGCGAAACGCTTACGACGGATGCGGATATTGAGCAACGGGCATGGGATAAGTTGCCAGAGGACGCTATCAATCCGCAGTTTGTCGAAGCCGATGCAATCCCAACAGACCGCACCTTCCGCAACGCGTGGAAAGACGAGGGCGGAATCAAGGTTGATATGGGTAAAGCCAAAGACATAACTAAAGACCGTTTGCGTAACGAACGCAAGCCACTGCTTGAAGCGCAAGATGTAGCGTTCCAACGCGCCCTTGAAACTGGTGCAAATACAGCGGAAATTATTAAGGAAAAGCAGCGCCTTCGGGATATTACAAAACAAGTAGATGCGCTGGCCTCTCTTGACGAACTTAAAGCACTAGGAATCTAACATGGCCTCAACAATAGCAGCAGTTACAACCAGTGGTGGCGGCGTTGTCACTACCGCAGACGCATCGGGTAATCTGAACCTGCTCGCGGGAACCACTACGGTAGTGGCTCTGACGACTGCGGGCGCAGCGGTTTCAGGGACGCTGAGTGCAAGCGGAGCAACTACTTTAGCCACAACGCTGAAAGTAACTGCGGCTTCAAATAGTTTAGGGGTTGTGATTAACGGGCGCTCATCAGACAGCTTGGGGGCTATGTATTTTTATGCAAATGATGGAACCACGAACTACGCAACAATAACAACATCCGCATCTGAATTTAGACACTCAGCAGTCCCCGCAGCAACTGTTCAGACTTTTTATACAAATGCATCAGAACGTATGCGTATCGACTCCAGCGGCAACGTGGGGATTGGGACGAGTTCGCCAAGTTATAAGCTGAATGTAAATGGGACGCTTGGCGTTACTGGCGTAGCTACATTTACTGCATCTCCAGTTATATCTGCAATTACAAACACAGGCACTCTCACGCTGCCAACCCTAACCGGGACAGTAGGACTAGCCACTAGAACAGTTCAGGTCTTTGCCTCTGGGTCTGGAACGTATACGACTCCGACAGGATGCAAGGCTATTTTTATTCGTTGTGTTGGTGGAGGCGGTGGTGGTTGTGGAGGTAATGCTAACTACAACGCAGGGCAGCAAGGCGCGGCTGGTGGCAATACTACGTTTGGCTCCTTAACCGCAAGTGGTGGTGGTGCGGGGTTAGCCAACGCTACCGCAGGTATTGGAGGCGGGGCTTCAGGTGGCGACGTAAACGTAACGGGTGGCGGTGCGGCAGGCGCATGTGCTGGTACTGGTCGGGCAGGCAACAACGGAGGAAATAGTGCATTTGGTGCTGGTGCTGGTGGTGGTGGTGATGGACAGCCCGCTTCAACTCCAAGTTATGGCGGCGGCGGCGGGTCTGGCGGCGCATCTGGCGTGGCTGTTTTTGGCGGTGGTGCCGGTGCCGGTGGGTATGTTGAAAAACTAATTTCATCTCCTTCAGCAACTTATTCTTACGCAGTTGGCGCGGGAGGCGCAGCCGGTACTAATGCACTAACTGGCACTCCATCAGCGGGCGGTTCTGGCTTAATCATCGTTATGGAGTCCTACTAATGCAAACCTACGCAATCATCAAAGGCAACTTGGTTGAGAACATCATTGAATACGACGCTCAACCCACTACACCGCCACCGGGCTTTGACGATGGATATATTGCTGTGCAAGCCGACAGAGCAAGTCCGGGCTGGTTGTACGAGAACGGTGAGTTTGTAGACACTACGCCTCCGGTAGAACCTATGGTCATGCCTAAGATGCCAACGCTTGCAGAGCAAATACTAGCAAGTCCTGCTGACCTTGCAGCACTTAAAAAGGCATTAAACTTGTAATGGAAAAAGAACTCCAAAAATACTACGAAGAACGCTTTGCCATGATGGGCAGCACTGGCTGGAAGGATTTGACTATCGACATTGAAAGTATGATAGATTCTCTCAATAACATTAGTTCCATTACAGACGATAAGACTTTGCATTTTAGACGAGGCGAGATGTCTATCTTGGTTTGGCTGAAAAACCTTAGAGGTGTCAGCGAGCAGGCATACGAGGAATTAAATGCGACGAATGTATGAATTTGTCTGCGAAAGTGGGCATTTAACGGAAAGTCTGGAGGCTTACGAAGTCAAAGATTTACCGTGTTGGTGCGGCGGGCAATCTCGGCGCATCATTAGTGCAGCAGCAATTAGCTTGGAAGGGTGGTCTGGTCATTTTCCCTCTGCCCACGGCAGATTTGACCGGATACATCGTGAAAAGCTGAAAGCAGAACGCAAGGCCAGCGCGTAAGCGTTGATTATTTAAACCCCAAGTTGGGATAAAGAATCTAACTCATAAGCAACTTTGCCGAGTTATTCTCCTACTAGAAAGGTAAAACCGTATGTTGATTGACAAAGAACAAGAGGCGCTAGGCGAACTCGAAGTAGAAGAGCAAAAATCTGAGCTTTCCGCAAAACCTGAACTTCCTGCGAAATATCAGGATAAAAGTTTAGAAGAAATCGTGCGGATGCACCAAGAAGCTGAGAAGCATATTGGCAAGCAAGGCCAGGAATTTGATGAAGTCCGCAAATTAGCTGACGAGTTGCTCAAGCAAAACCTTAGTTCAAAGCAACAACCTACAGAAGCAGAGCCGGAAGTAGACTTTTTTGAGAATCCGCAAAAGGCAGTTCAGGCAACGATAGACAAGCATCCAGACGTTCTTGCTGCTCGGCAAGCTGGGCAAGATTTTAAAAAGATGCAGATTCAACAGAAGCTGTCAAAAGAGCATCCTGATTTCAGTCAGATCGTGAATGAAACAGGGTTCCAAGACTGGGTGAAACTTTCGCCCATTCGACTGGGACTTTATGCAAAAGCTGATGGCGACTTTGATTACGATTCGGCAAATGAATTGCTGTCCACCTACAAGGAATTGCGTGGTGTAAAAGCTCAACAGTCCGAAAAAGCGTCTGACGCTACCAGGGCAAAGAGCATGAAAGCCGCACAAGTAGATATAGGTGGAAGTGGCGAAAGTACCAAACGAGTTTACCGCAGGGCAGACCTGATACGGCTCAAGATGAATGATCCTTCCCGATACGATTCGCTGAACGATGAAATCCTCTCAGCGTACGCAGAAGGAAGGGTTCGATAACTTACCCTTTTTGGAGAATTACAAATGGCATATCCTACCCCGCAAGTAACTAATACCACCGCAGCAACCTTTATCCCTGAGATTTGGTCTGACGAGATCATCGCCGCCTACAAGAAAAATCTTGTGATGGCGAACCTTGTTATGAAGATGAATTTCAAGGGCAAAAAAGGCGATGTGATTCACATCCCCGCACCGACCCGTGGTTCTGCTTCGCTCAAGGCATCGTCTACCGCAGTCACGCTGATTGCCGATACCGAGTCCGAAGTGCAAGTTTCTATCAATCGGCACTTTGAATACAGCCGTTTCATCGAGGACATCACGGAAGCACAAGCTCTGGCCTCGATGCGCCAGTTCTACACTGCTGACGCTGGTTATGCTTTGAGCCGCGCTGTAGATACCGACCTCATTAACGTGGGTCGTTCGTCCAACGGTGGCGCTGGCACCAATGCTTATGCCACTGGTGCTTTCATCGGCGGCGATGGCACGACTGCTTACGTTGCCGCGAGCAACAACGAAAGCGCACTGACTGATGCGGCCATTCGTCGCACCATTCAGCGTCTGGACGATAACGACACTTCGATGGATCAGCGTTTCTTTGTTATTCCTCCTTCCAGCCGTAACACGCTGATGGGTCTTGCCCGTTACACTGAGCAAGCGTTTGTTGGGAATGGCAATGCGATCCGCAATGGCGAAATCGGCAACCTGTATGGCATCCCGGTCTTTACCACCAGCAACGCAGACACAACCTCTGGTTCTGCTGCTGCGCGGGTGTGCTTGATGGGGCACCGTGATTCAATGGTGCTAGTCGAGCAAATCGGTATCCGTTCGCAAATCCAGTACAAGCAAGACTACCTTTCGACGCTGTTTACCTCCGACACGCTGTATGGTGTTGCAGGTTTGCGTGTTGCAGGGACTGTCGGCGCGGCTAAGTCTGCTTCGCTGTTTGCTCTGGTTGTTCCGGCCTAAACCAACTCCCCCCAGAAATGGGGGGTATTCTTTCAAGGAGTTAAATTATGGCTGCAGCAACTGCAATTACTGCGCGGCGTGGCAATGATCAATTTCGGGGTCTGTTTTCCGATACCTGGTCGGTTAAGGCAACGCTTAACGCATCGTCTTTGGCTGATGGAGCCGGGGAAACAAACACTATTGCTGTTCCTGGTGTTGCCCTCGGTGACATTGTGATGAATATCAGTATGGGTGTTGATGTCTCTGGTATTAGCATAACTCCGTATGTCAGCGCCGCAGATGTGGTGTCAATTCGTTTCCAAAACGAATCTGGCGGCACGTTGGACTTGGCAAGCACTACCGTTAAATGTGTTGTTGTTCGTCTTGTATAAACAATCGGGGGGCTTCGGCCCTCCTTTTGTGAGGTAAAAAAATGGCAATCTTTCGTTGTTTGCAGTCTGGTAATACCGTAACTTTTACGCAGCCGTATGACATTGATTCGATGCGTGGTCATGCAGGATACGTAAGAGTTGATGTAGTTGATGAGAAGCCAGAGTCTCCAGAAATAAAACCTCTGCCCATGATTGCACCTTCTAAAAAGAGAGGGCGGCCTCGCAAGTTTACAATTTAGGAGTTAATAAAATGTACGGTAAAGCACCGAAAATGTCTCAGAAAAAAGCCATGCCTGTAGCCATTATGATTGCTGTCGGCAAGCCAAAAGCTATGCCTAAGAATGGCAAAAGCACCGCTAACAAAATGGAAACCAAAGCCAAGCGAGGAAAGTAATGTCAACCTTCCAGCTTGATCCTAATACTGAGCTGATATGAAAACTCCAGCACAAAAGAAGATTAGCAAGGTGATGAAAGAGTTTGGCGCTGGTAAATTGACCACTAATAAAAAGGTTGTCAAAGACCCAAAGCAAGCTATTGCAATTGCTTTGTCAGAATCTAGAAAGAAAAAATGAAAGCTAAAAGCAAAGTCAACGAAGCCGGGAACTATACCAAGCCGACTATGCGGAAGGCTTTGTTTGAGAGCATCAAAGCTGGCACAAAAGGCGGTGATCCTGGTGAATGGTCAGCCAGAAAAGCACAGTTGCTGGCTGTACAATACAAAGCTAAAGGTGGAGGTTACAAGACATGAGCAAAACTAAAACTCACTATCTGCCAAACGGAAAACCGTATACTGGCGCGACGCACAAAGTTGGGGCTACTTTGATGACGGGCGCTAAACACACAGCGCAGAGCAAGAACCTTACGCATACTTTACCTAAGAAAAAATGAAAGACCCGCAGAAAAGCCTGAAGGATTGGGCAAAAGCTGACTGGCGTACTAAGTCTGGTAAGCCTTCGTCCGAGACTGGCGAACGCTACCTACCTGACAAGGCTATAAAATCCCTGACTTCGGCTGAGTATGCGGCGACCACAAAAGCTAAAAGAGAGGCTACAAAGGCGGGAAAGCAGTTTTCCAAACAGCCCAAAAAGATAGCAGCAAAGGTAAAGGCTTACAGATGAAAACCCCGGCATGGCAGCGCAAGGAAGGACAGAATCCCAAAGGTGGGCTGAATGCTGCCGGGAGAGCCAGCCTGAAGGCCGCTGGCCAAGACATCAAAGCGCCGGTGAAGTCTGGAGACAACCCGCGCAGGGCATCGTTCCTAGCGCGAATGGCGGGCAATCCCGGCCCTGAATACAAAGACGGTGAACCCACCAGGTTGCTGTTGAGTTTGAATGCGTGGGGGGCTAGTAGCAAAGCAGATGCCAAAGCCAAGGCCAAGGCAATTAGCGCAAGGAACAAAAAATGACTTATCTACAGCTAATAAACAATGTGCTGATTCGACTGCGTGAAACGCAAGTATCGACTAACAACGAAACGGATTATTCGACGTTGATCGGCCTGTTTGTGAACGATGCAAAGCGGCAGATTGAGGATTCTTTTAGCTGGAACGTCTTAGGTAAGACTGTGACGATTACCACGGTAGCAGCGACCTACATCTATTCCATGACGGGCGCTGGACAAAAGTTCCAAGTGCTAGATGCAATCAACACGACTTCAAACATCGGTATGCAAAACATCAGTTTTGTCGAGATGAATCGCTATCAAAATCTTATTCCTACTACAGACGGACTCCCGCAGTATTATTCATTCGATGGCGTAGATGGAAGCGGCGACACTAAGGTAGTGCTTTTTCCTCGTCCTGATGGCGTTTATAGCGTACCGTTTTCTTTAACTGTGCCGCAAGCTACATTGTCAGCAGATGGCACATCGGTGCTTGTCCCTGACTTTCTAGTTGTCCAAAACGCTTATGCGCGGGCGCTGGTGGAGCGTGGTGAAGATGGCGGTCTGAGTTCATCCGAGGCGTATCAGCTTTACAGAGGCATGTTGGCTGACCAGATCGCACTAGAAGGCACTCGTTATCCAGAGAACCAAGAGTTTTTAGCGATATGAGCCAAGCCCTCCAAACTGCCAGTATTTCAGCACCAGGCTTTCTAGGGCTGAATACGCAAGACTCGCCTACGGATTTGGCGGCAGGCTTTGCTCTGATTACAACGAATTGCGTCATTGACCAGTTTGGGCGCATCGGCTCACGCAAGGGCTGGTCGAGAGTCAATGCATCTTCCGGTAATCTTGGGGCTAATAACCCCGGCGTGATCCATGAACTGGTGCAAACAGATGGCACACTGACAATCCTGTTTTCCGGGAATAACAAACTATTCAAGCTGGATAGTTCAAACGCAGTGGTTGAATTGACCTATGGCGGTGGTGGAACTGCACCGACTATCACGGCAAACAATTGGGCTTGTGCATCGTTAAACGGAATTACTTACTTCTTCCAAACAGGCTTTGACCCGCTGATCTTTGATCCTGCTGTCAGCACTACGACATTCCGCAGGGTTAGCGAAAAGACGGGTTATGCTGGAACTGTGCCTAGCGGGAATATAGCAATAAGTGCTTATGGTCGTTTATGGGTGGCAGATACTTCTACAGACAATACGACTGTATTTTTCTCTGATCTGCTGTCTGGTCATGTATGGACGGGCGGCACATCTGGATCGCTGAACGTAAACCAGGTATGGCCAAACGGTGCAGATAACATCACAGGATTGGCGGCACACAACAACTTCCTGATTATCTTCGGCCAGCGGCAAATACTCGTTTATTCTGGTGCTACTACACCGTCAACAATAACGCTGGCTGACACTGTAGCGGGTATTGGTTGTATTGCCAGAGACTCTATTCAAGGCACAGGCAAGGATGTTTTGTTTTTATCCAATTCTGGTGTCAGATCATTTGCTCGGACGGTGATTGAGAAGTCTGTCCCTATTGGCGACTTGTCTA